CACGGTGGCAGCGCTGGTGATACATTTTACGACCACTTCACTGAGGACCAACAGTGGGCTTTAGAAGGTCTGATCATAAGTCTGACAAAAGACTACCCCACGATCTCCAAGGTCACTGGACACAACCAGTATTCCACAAAGGCATGCCCATGCTTCTCAGTACCTGCGTGGCGGGCGGGTAATAAGGCCCCTGCCCTCAAACCGTTAGTAGCCGCACAGGGCCGCACTAGTCCTACACAGTCCAAGACAGTCCAAGCATCTGTGGTGCAAGCAGCCGCTGGCGTCACTGGGGCTGTGGGTGCGCTACAGGCTCTCTCAGGCGCTGCTCAGGTCATCGCTATCGCTGGTGGTGTGCTGGTCGCCCTGATGGCCATGTACGTGATGCGGGAGCGGCTACGCTACTGGGCTGCGGGGGTCCGCTAATGTGGTTCCTAGCTAAGATCAAAGGTTATGCACTAGTCGCTGCGGGTGTCATCACTGCGCTGGGCTATGCATATCTCAAAGGCCGGACAGATGGTTCACTAACTAAAGAGAACGAAAGGCTGACTGACTATGCAGACACACGCAAAGCAATTGACCAATCTAAAGATGACATTGGTAATGTTGGTGGTGGCCGTGAGTGGCTGCTCAAGCGGCGTCGGTAGCATCGGTGCGCTATGTGATGCCACTGAGATGCTCAGGGACGCACACACGGACGCGCTACTCCTTGATGGTGGTCATCAGTCCATTGAGACTGGGGCAGCACTCATAGCGGCTGTAGACGGGTCCTGCGTGACCTAAAGAAAAGACACAGATCAAACATCGGTTCACATCGGTTTCGATCTGTGTTTTTTCAAAATAGGTGCCAAGGGCTGTTGACACGGTGACACGGTTGGCCTTATCAGTTTACCCAGAGCGAATGGCCAAGGTCATCGCTGGTAGAAATGCCCTTGTCAGCTGATTTGTAATCAGTAGGTCCGCGGTTCGAGTCCGTGTGGGGGCACCAGTTTTACCAGTGAAATAGATCATCGGACATAATCGGCTCTTAACAAAGGAGACGACCAATGGACTACTACACACTGTTTATCCAAGACGACGAAGGTATCTGGCACGATGAGTTCGGTTCAGAGTTCAAAACTGAGTGCCGCTCAGAGGTTGAATGGGGGTTCTACGGGACACCTAGATCAAAGGCCAAAATCGTCAGCACTGGTGGGACCTACGCTGGCCTACGTGGTGCATTAGACATCCTCAATGGGGTGTCAGCATGAAAACCCTCAAAGAGTTCTGTAACGCCAACGCCAGCCGCTTATGGCACGGTAGGCACTTTAAAGAGAGCCAGTCGCGGGTACTGAAGTTCTGTGACTTTGGCGACCACATGGTGCGGCCCATTGATGGCTACAAGCCAGCCGACATCTACGCCTTTGGTGACTACCTGCTCTCATGTGGCTCCAGCCCTAACACAGTTAACCACTATTTTGCGGCTGTATCCACTGTACTCAAGTTGGCTGTGGACATGGAAGAGATCAAACATGCTCCTAAGATTAAGTGGCACCGTGTTGATTCGGCTCGGCCCCGCTACATGAGTCCAGATGAACTAAGTGCGCTTAACAGGGCCTTCACTGAAGCTGAAGACCCGTGGACTCGCCGCATGATGCCACATTTCTGCACTATTGCAGTTAACACTGGGATGCGCCTTGGTGAAATCCTCAAGATCACACCAGAGTCCATAATTAAACGGGATGGCGACGTTTGGGTACACCTGAGTAGGACTAAAAATGGGGATGACCGTTTTGTCCCAATTAACGTGAGGGCACTTATTGCTCTTGATGCACTAGACTCTACGCCTGCCCTTCGTTTTACTCATCGTAGGTTCTACTCTGCGTGGGACCTTGCAAGACAAAAGGTCGCAAGGAGAGACCCTACTTTTGTATTTCACTCGCTTAGACATACAGCCGCCAGCACAATGGCTAATGACCTTGGAGTGAACACAATCCTGATTGCCAAGATTTTGGGGCACAGGAACACAATCACGACCTCAAAGTATGTCCATGCAAAGCCTCAAGCACTGCAAGACATAGCCAAGCGTCTCGGACGTTAGACTCGCTACTTGAGAAGGTGGGGGGTTGATCAGAAAAACCCAATGAAAACAATGCCCTTACCTTTTCGGGACCCTAAGAACAACTCTAGTGATCATGGGAGTGTCACATTGAATACAGAAGATACAGGCAACGGCCATACTATTGAACAGAAGTTAAATTTACAGCAAACTTTAGAAGGACAAATGATTACAGATGGGCAGGAGCGTTATTTAAATCGCCAGTCCAAGATGAAAACAGCGTCATCTATGAACGAACCACACATATTGATAGCAAAGGCACTAGAGAAAGTTAGTACGGAATTGAGACTAATGATTTCTGTAGAAACTGCAAAGTTCAACTCTGGTGGGACACAGGGCCGACCTAGAGAATGGTATGAGTTTTTAAAGCACATCGACATCGACACTCTAGCCTACATTGGGCTGAACAGCTGCTTTGACTCAGTCCTACAGTGTGGGTCTCAGACTGGCACAGTGGTATCAATTGGCCGACGTGTTGAACTTGAGAACTTCGCCTTTGGCCTCAAGAAGTATGACAGTAAACTAAACCTCCGCATCCAAAAGCAGGTCACTAAGGACCACTCTAGTCAGCTATATCGGATCAAAGCTGCGCGCATCATTGCACGTAAGGCTGGCTACGCCCCCACAAAGTGGACCACTAAGATGAGTATTATTGTAGGCGGCCCCATCATGAGTGCCGTCATGAAGGCATCCGACCTGTTTAACACTTTTGATGCCAACGAAGGCACGTCAAACACTAAGATAGTCGTGGGTCTCACACATGAGGCACGTGATAACCTATTTAACATGCAGGTAGAGGCGTCTTGGGCTGAACCAATGTATGGCCCAATGGTAGTGCCTCCACAGCCTTGGACTTCGTTCAACACAGGCTGCTACTATGATTTCGCTTTGTCATCCTCAGTACCACTGGTTAGAGGGGCCAACAGGGAGCAGCGTAAGGCTATACAGCACCAGTTTGAGACGCATGGAGAACCTTCATATGTCAAAGCACTGAATGCAATACAGGCAACCCCATTGGCTATTAACTCAGGTGTTCTCGAAGCACTCCAGTGGGTCAACACTTCTGGGGCAATCCTTAAAAAGCTACCACCGACCTCATACACCACATATCCTAAGTCACCTGAGAACACCTCAGAATCAGACCCAGATGTTGCGCGGGAACTCCGACGTGCACAAAAGGAGTGGTATGTTAAAGCCCGTGAGATTGATGCCAATGTCGGGAACATGGCGACTGTTCTCAAGACAGCTGTTGAGTTGCAGGGGTTTGAACAGTTTTACCTACCTTGGAACTTTGATTTCCGTGGGCGTATGTACCCAATCAGTAACTTCAACTACCACAGAGATGACCACGTGAAGGCTCTCTTCACCCTCGCAAATGGCACACCAGTGAACGACGAAAGCAGGGGCTGGATTTCAGTACACCTCGCGAACTGTGGCGACTTTGATAAAATCTCAAAGAAGTCCTTTGATGATCGTATTGACTGGGTAGCTGACAACGAGGCTCAAATCCTAGCGACAGCCGCAGACTTCAAGACCACATTTGAGTGGTGGTCTAAAGCTGACAAGCCATTCCAATTCCTTGCCGCAGTTCATGAGTACGCACGTATGGTCCATGAGGGCGATGCATTCCTCTCCTACCTCCCCCCAAGCATGGATGGCACCAACTCAGGCGTCCAACACTACTCTGGCCTCTTGAAGTCCCTCGACGACGGCGCTTTGGTAAACCTCGTTCCAGCCGAAGTATGTCAAGACGTATACGCCAAGGTGGCTGAGGAATCAGTACACCAACTAGAGGCTATGGAGGACAATGAGATGGCACAGGCCCTACTGGCCTTTGGGGTCACTCGTAAGGAGGTTAAGCGTAATACAATGACGTATGGGTACTCCTCCGTGGAACGTGGGTTCTGTGGCCAGATCATTGAAGACCTTATGGCCCCACTGCGCCGTGATGTTGCGTATGGCCTCATCAAGGAGCACCCATTTGGCGACAACAGTTCACAGGTCAAACATGCGGCACTCCTCGCCAAGGTAAACTACAAGTCAGTCCAGAGGGTTGTGAAGTCAGTCGCTGAGGGTATGCAGTTCCTGCAGACGCTCTCTGATGCGGTATCCTCAGAGGGGAAGACACTGCGGTGGGAGACGCCGTGCGGTTTCCCAGTGGTTCAGCAGTATCAGAAGTGGACCAAGACCAAGGTTCGGATTTACTTGTGGGACCGTACTATTCAACGGGAGCGCTTTACACAGCTGACCGTGCGTGATGCTGACGATACTAAGATTGACACTCGCAAGATGAGGTCAGCCGTTGCGGCCAACGTGGTCCATAGTCTGGACTCCGCTCACATGGTCAACACAATCCTAATGTGTATGGACTTTGATGTTAAGGATTTCTTTATGATCCATGATAGCTTTGGTACTACCTGCGAAGACACATGGACGATGTACCACAGCGTGAGACATGCCTTTGTTGATCAATACTCCAGTGATTGCTTTTTTGAGAAGTTCAGAGGGAAAGTTGCCCAGCGCCTCAGTGATCCAAACAAGGTTCTTCCACCTGTCCCACAAAAGGGTGAACTGGACATCCAAGGTGTCCTCAAAAGTGACTATTGCTTTAGTTAATACCTTATAGGGACCCTCTGAAGAACTGAAACTTTAGAGGAGGCACTATGCACCCAAGAGAAAAGGTCTTGGGGGAGATCAAGTACCGACAACTACGAAACGAACCAATACCAAAGGACACCCTAGTCGCTGCGAAGCGCTGGGGTGTTTTGATTCCTGATAACAACATCGCGAAACAAGGAGAGCCTACTAATGGCAAACAAGAAGATTAGATTCACATCACCCAAAGGCCGCGCAAAGTATCCTTGGCTGAACCGCCCTGACACACAATTCAGTGCCGAAGGTGTCTATACAACACACTTGATCATGGACCCAAAGGAGGCTGCAGAACTTGTAGCACTCATCAAGAAGACAGCAGAGGACGAGTTTGGCCCGACTGCTAAGTATTCAGCCCCCTACGAGATTGATGAGGAGACAGGTGAGGTCATCATCAAGACCAAGTCTAACTTTGTACCCCCTTTTGATGACAGCACAGGTCAGGTGATCATGCCAGAAGCAGTCCCCCAGCTGTTTGCAGGTTCAATACTGTGCGTCGGTGGCTTTGTGAAAGCGTACACTGTCAGTGGTCGCAAGGGTGTCAGCCTACAACTGGGCCGCGTCCAGATCATTGACCCAGTCAGCAGTGGCGCTGGTGGCGCAAGTCCCTTTGCTGCCGTCGAGGGTGGCTATGTGGCCTCAGCAGCTAAACCAGAAGTCACAGAAGACACTGACGATGACTTCAACTTCTGATCGCGGACTAAAGCACGGCTATCGGTCAGGCTTAGAGGTTAAGATGGGCGACCAGATCACAGAAGCTGGTCTACCCCTGCTCTATGAGACTGATCGTATATCCTACAACGTACCGTCGAGGGTTTCCCGCTATACCCCCGACTTCAAGCTGCCAAAAGCTGGTGGGTTTTACTATGTCGAAACGAAGGGCCGATGGGTTGTTAAAGACAGAGCAAAGGCTTTGCTATTGCATTCCCAACACCCTGATATCGATATCCGTTACGTGTTCAGTAATCAGAACGCCCGCTTGTACAAAGGGTCTCCCACGACCTACGCAATGTATTGCGACAAGCACAATCTGACATACGCGAACAAACGGTTACCTCCAGAGTGGGTAGAGGAGAGCCTATCTGCTCTTTAGGTTACAGGGTCATCCTTCGGGGTGGCCCTTTTTTATTCTTGGGAGAGAGTTATGACGTTTTCAGCATTACATGTGCCAACAAGGGCGGCTCTTGCCGACCATGAGGAGAGTACATTCGTTGCACATGCGCCCTGTGATGCCTGCGGGTCCAAGGACAACTGCGGTGTTTTCTCAGACGGGCATACCTACTGCTTTGGGTGCCAAGCCTACACACACGGTGATGCTGATGCCCCCTCAAAGCCAGCCTCAAAGCCACAAGCTGTGGGACTACTGGAAGGGGAGTATCACTCCCTCCCTAACCGCAAGCTAACTGAAGAGTCCTGCCGTAAGTTTAGTTACATGTTGACCCGCTACAAGGGCGAACCTGTGCAGGCGGCAACCTACCGCGACAGCAATGGTCGGGCAGTTGCTCAGAAACTCAGGACCCGCGACAAGAAGTTCTCCACAATTGGTGAGACTAAAGGTCTAGGACTGTGGGGAGCACACCTGTGGTCCGCTGGTAAGAAGATAGTTGTTTGCGAAGGCGAAATTTGCTGCATGTCAGCGAGTCAAATCCAAGGTCACCGTTGGCCTACTGTGTCAATTCCCAACGGAAGCCAGAGTGCAGCAAAGGCGCTGCTTAATGCTTGGGAGTACCTGAGCAACTTCGATGAAATCATCCTGATGTTTGACATGGATGATGCTGGTCGTGAGGCGTCCATAGCGGCTGCTGAAGCCCTGCCAATTGGGCGTGTAAAGATTGCCAGCCTACCCTACAAGGATGTCAATGAGTGCCTCCTAAATGGAGCCTCTGGTAGCGTCATAGATGCCATCTTCCAAGCCGCCCCATTCAGACCAGATGGGATCATCAGTGGCTGTGATATGCGGGACATCATCTCAGAAGTAGACGCAATGTCTGAGATACACTACCCGTTCAAGCGTCTCAATGAGATCACGAAAGGTGTCCAGTGCCCATCGATGATCACAGTCACAGCTGGATCAGGTGTTGGTAAGTCAACACTAGTTCGGGAGTTGGCCTACAGCTTCATCACGCAGGGCCAAAACGTCGGTATGCTGATGCTTGAGGAGACAGCCAAAAGGTCGGCTCAGGGGCTAGTTGGTCTCCACATGAACCGCAACATCACTATCGATCCTGATGCAGCAACCTCAGAAGAAGTTGAGGAGGCTTATGATGATCTCATGGGTCCTGAGTACGGTGATTTCTACTTGTTTGACCACTTTGGTTCTACTGAAATGGAAGTGATCACCAATCGTATCCGTTATATGAACAAAGCCTTGGGCTGTGATATCATTTTCTTAGATCACATTTCGATATTGGTCTCAGGACTGACAGGCAAGGTGACTGATGAAAGACGGCTTGTCGATGATATCGTCACGCACCTACGGACCAGTGTCGTCCAAGAACTTGGGATCACGCTGTTCCTTGTGAGCCACTTAAAGCGGCCTAACAGTGAGGCTGGGCACGAAGGTGGTGCAAAGGTCCAATTGTCTCAGCTGCGCTCCTCTCACTCCATTGCCCAGCTAAGTGACTTCTGCATTGGACTACAAGTGGACGCTGAGGAGCCAACGTCTGGTAGGCGTGAGCTTGTAGTTATGAAGAACCGTTTCACAGGGGAAATCGGGTTTGCTGGAGCACTCCAGTACAACAGGACAACAGGTCGGCTGATCGATACCGACACAACGTCCCCCTTTTAGACCCAATCACAAAAATCGAAAACAAGGAGAACACCTATGGGTGAACAATTGGCCGTGCATAACTTCACGATGAACGAATACCAAGCAGACGCAGCCACCACAGCTATCTACCGCTGGAAGGTCATCTACCCTGCGCTGGGCCTCGCTAATGAGGCTGGTGAGGTACTAGGTAAGCTGAAGAAGCTAATCAGGGATTCCGACATTAAGTTTGATGGTAATCACCGTATTACCGACCAGCAACGGGCCGACCTTGGTGCCGAACTTGGGGATGTCCTCTGGTACAT